CATTAGTAGCTGCTGCTTGTAATGCGTCTGTTTGCCATTGATGGTAAGTTTGACCTGCTGACATTCTTTTTGCCATTGATAACAATGGTGTGTCTTCTGGAGAAATATCAAAAATGATATCTTCAAAAGACTCTGCTATACCTTTACCGGTATAACTATTGGTTGCTGATGTTGCCATGATTATTTTTTCCTTTGTAAATTAAAGCATGTTTTCTATAAGTTTTTGAGCTGCATCTGACTTACCTGTCTTACGTAATTGCTCACGTAATTGACGGTGGTTAGAGTTAGCTTCCGCTTTAGTATCTTTAGAACCAGGTTTCACTACTGGCTTAGCACTTGATACTTTTTTCTTTACAGTTGAATTCTGTTGTAATTTGCGCCATTGCATAGCGTCATGCAATACCTTTACGTGACGAGGGTCAACAATTGAATTGAGTTCGGCATCTGAAAAACCATAATCCTTGCCAGTAGATAACAATGCTTGGTTAGTCTCAGGACTCCAATTTGGTATCTCTTTTGCTAGAATTTCTTTTCCTTTTGCTATCTTCTCAGACATCAATTGCGTTTGCTTCTGAACGACTTGTTGCTTTTTGGCTTCAAACTGTGAAACAAGTTGACTACGTTCTTGCTGTAGTTGGTTGTATGTAAAGAAAAGTTTTTGTGCTTCCACAAAGTCATTATCAGACAATTGTTGCCAATTCACGTTTGCATATTGGTTTAATTGTTGGTCTAATGATGTGATTTTTGCTACATCTTCAATTAAGACATTGTTAAGTTGCATTTGCTCTTGAAAGGCTTGCTCTTGAGCTTTTATACTCTCAGCATAGGCTTCTAGCTCTTTACGTTGTTCTGCTACTTGTTGTGTCTTTTGCGTGTAGTCTAAGCCTTGTTGAGCTAATGCTACTACTTCGTCTAGTGGTTTCTCAACATCTTCACCATTGACTTTAAGTTTAAGGATAGCAGGAACTTCATCTTGCGACTGTTCTTCTTCCTCAGCTTCGTCATCTGATTCTTCTGTTGCTTCTTCTTCAGTCTCTACTTCATCAGTAGTTTCTTCAGCTTCAGCCTCTAGTGGTGTTTGTTCTTCTTCGTCTTGAAGTTCAGGTGGTTTAACATCTGATTCAATACTATCACCAAGCATAGTCTCTAACCGACTTTGTGGTGACTGTTCTGCGACTTGGTCACTCATAGTTTTATTTCCTTGAAATTAGACAATAAAAAAACCTACCGAAGTAGGCTTTAAGTGGGCTTGTCCTTACCCAAATATCTTAAACTTAGGTCTGTCCGTTTGGATAGCTGCTAACTTACCTGTTTGCATAACGTCAGTAAGTTGCTTGTTTATTTGGTTTAGTAGTTGTAGTGCAATAACTAATTTGTTATGTGTCTTCTCATCACCTAATGGACTGTTCGCCATACTAGCAATAAGACTTTCACGAACCTTATCCATAGCTTCTTTGTAGATAGGGTTATCTAATATCTGTGATGCTTGTTCACCACGTTTAACTTCTTCTAATGACTTATCCGCCATACATCATCCCTGATTGTGCTTTGATTTGTGCGATAGCTAAATCAGTCTCAGCTTTTAATTGTGCCTTGAAGCGTTCTAGTTCTGCTTGAGCTGCTATCTTCTCACGTTCAATTATAACATCATTCTGTGAACGTACTTGCTCTTGTTGTAGTTGTGCTTGAGCTTTTTGTTGTTCAATCTGTAACTGACCTTGCACCATAATCTCTGCTTCAGAAGGCTTGTCTTGTTGACCTTCTTGTTCAGGTGTATTAGCTGGATTAACCCAGAACTCTTCAGGGTTCTTAAAGCCTGCATTCTGTGTAAGTTTAGCTAATGCGTTGTATATCTTTTCAGGGTTAGTTAAGCCAACAGCAATAGCTTCTTTTTGCATTTGTAAGATAGATGTTAAGTGAACTAACTGTTGGTCTTTATTACCTGCACCTAATCCTACAGAGATAGATAAGTCTTTACGAGCTTTCCATTCTCTAGGGTCTACTTCTACCCATTTGTTACGTAGACGAATAATGTCTGGTTTAGTAAGTGTTGTTCTTACCAAGTAATGCACAAGTTTAAATAGCTCTTTAACACCTGTCTCTGCGAATGTACGTGCTACTAACTCAATACGTTGTTGAGACGCATTCATTATCTGTGCTACACCGGTAGCTGTCTTGTTAAGACTGTTAGCATCTAAACCTTGATTGTAAGCTGTGATACCTGTTCTCTTCTCTTTCATAGAGTCCATGTATTCAACCATACCGAATGATGATGCTGGTAGTGGTGGATGTGATAAAGGCATAATACCTGAACCTGGGTCACCTTCTACACGAACAATACCACCTGGACGTGATGTAAGCATATCGTCTAGGTTTACTCTATCTGAGATAGCATAACGACCATTGTTAGCTAGATACATATTATCTAACTGACCACGAATAAGAGTAGACTTAATGAGCTGAATGTCCATAGTCAAGTCAGCATAAGAACGACCAATATGTCTATGTGGCATTATCATAGGTGTGATACATGCGAAAGGTACATACTCACATTTCTCTTTATAAAGAACTGTGTTACCTAATACGACTACTCTATATCTTTCACCATCTAACTTAATGTATGTGTCTTTAACGAGTGCTTCTTGTGACTCAATAGCTCTATCATATTCTTCATCATAAATATCACGAGCATTAGACTCTTCTTCAAAAGTGTCTCGTAGGTCTGACATAATAGACTTGATGTATTCTAATGGCTTGTCAAACGTTTCAGCAATGTCAGCTAACTGCATAACTTCTCTGTGTTGAACAAACTTAGCATCTTGTAGGTTAGGACCATTAACTTCTACAGAAATCATCATGTTTTCTGGAGCTACGTTCTCAATATGAATCTCTGTTTCTTTTTCTGTAACCTTGAGCTTAACGTCATGTAACATAGGTTGCATAACTGTAGCTGGGTCAACACCATTCATAGCTGCTTGTTGATAGACAACATCCATGTTGACACTTGGGTCAGGGTAACCAGTATGCTCTAATACTTCTGTATTCTCATCTGAAGCCAACATTTGAAGTTGGGCGTCTGTCAACCCCTTGTATTCGTATTCTTCTTCTTCCTCTTCTTCTTCGGCATATACTTTTACATAACCGTTCTTAGAGAGTAGTGCGTCTTTAAACCATACGTAGAATATCTTGAAGCCTTCGTTTTGCTCCATCACTACATGGTTAATATAATCTGTTTCTTGTTCTGCTGCTTCTTGGTCTTCAGGACCTTTAGGGTCAAACTGAACAACTTTGTCACCAGCTACAAAGACTTTAAGTAATTGTGGTAATGCTGACTCAATAGTATCTTGAACGTCATACGATACAACTTGTGAACGACCTTCTTCTTCGTTACCGAATGGCTGTCCTAGGTAGTAGTCAATCGCTTCTGCTCTATCATTAGACAATGCACTATCATTTACACCATAGGCTATATTCTCTTGCGCCTCTATCTGTGCAATTATTTCCATGTCTTCTAAGTTCATTAGTAAATTCCTATACAATACTTCGGTTGTTATATGTTATCTTCTCACCACCCCATGACTCATTCTTCATTTGTTCTACTGAAGTAGCCATGTATCTAAAGGCATCTGCACCATGACTGTATTCATCATGTAAAGGTGCGCCTGGTTCATTAGTGGATGAGTTAATTGACCTCTTATAATTCTTTAAACATTCTAATAGTCTTTGTGCTGACTTATCAAAATAGCATTTATGAAAGTGCATTCTAGCTATCTTAATACCTGACTCTATACTTGATACTGGAACTATGCGAACAGTCCAGCCTTGTTTCCTCATAATGTCTTCTGCTGATAATCCTGACTTATAATCTCTAGACTTACCATCATGCGGTAAGAACATTGTACCCCAATTATAGTTTAGTGACCTTATCTCAGATGAGAAACTGTCTAATGTCCTATGATTATCTTCTATGTATTTAATAATGCGTATATCAGATACACCACGTTGACATAATATGATAGCCATAGAGTCGTTAAACCCTAAGTCAAAAACTACATGAACCTTTAGCATAGGGTCATAAGGTACAGTTGTTATACGACCATTCTCTTGTGCTTCACGTATCTCGTTAGCATAGATAGCACCATCTACAGCAGCCTTACAATCACCTTCCCAGATGTTTGCATAGTCAGGGTTAGTTTTTAAGCTATGTTGCCTCTCAATTTCCAAGACCTCTGGGAACCAAGGATTGTCTGTGTAATTCACCTTAACTACCTTAGCATTGTCAGGTGTTTCTACCACAAATCTTTTATATGTGTCGTCTGTATCTATATTTGGGTTAAATGATACCCAAATTTCTGAATTAGGTTTACGTATCGTAGGAATAAGTATATCCCATGATTTCTTACTAACGGTCTGAGCCTCTTCTACCCATACAATGTCACAGCCTTCAAACGACTTTATAGACTCAACAGTATTTGTAGCAAGACCAGTAAAGCTAAATGTACTACCGTTAAGACCTCTAATCTCAGCTTCAAGAACCTCATAGAAAGCTCCTAGACCTAAAGATTGTATCTGGTCATTAAGTAATGTGTGGACTGATTGCTTGATACTGCGCTGTATCTCTCTGGCACATAAGACACGTGTTGGCTCATTGGCTGCTTTTATAAGCAATGCCCTTGCCATAGACCATGACTTACCTGAACCTCTACCACCGTATGCTACTTTGTAACGGTGTGGTTCAAATAAGAAGTCTAGTTTATTCGGAAACTGGGCTATCGTCTGGCTTGACAAAAGTAATTCCTATTCCGATAGGTAATGCAGAACCATCTGCACCACTAATTTCAGTTTGTGTAGGTAATATCTTAGCGTATATGTTATAGAAGTTATTAGGGTTATCTATAGCCCATTGCTTCATGTGTTCTACACCGCCTATGCCATCAAATACAGCTATGACGTTTTCTTTTACTGTAGATGATAACTTATTAGGAACTCCAGCTTTTCTACCTGAGCCTTCTCTTTTACCACCACGGTTATCTGTTTTTGATAAATCTTCTACTTTTTCAAAGTTTTCGTTGTTTTCCATTGTTTTGCAACTCCCTTAGGTTGGTTGCCCTCTATGTTTATTTGCTTAATAAGCCTCTATAGTACATTTGTTCCATTAATCTTGGGTCTATATAGTTTTGTTGCATAGTCATACCAGGATTAAATAGATTTTGTCTGTATTGGTTTGCCATTTGACCTTGACCTGAAATAGGTGGTGTCATATTGCGTCTCATTTCATTAATCATCTCTGGTGTCATTCTCATAGGCTCTGGCATTGGTCCAGCTTGTTGTGACAATAGACCTTGAAGTGCTTGCTTTTTAGCTTCGTCTTCTGCCATCTTGCGTACCATTAACTCCTGTTGAGTTGGTTGACCGCCTGTCATAGCATTTATTAAATAGTCTAAGTAGTTCATAGTTCACTTTCCCTGTTCTTTCCTTTTAGAGGATATATCATTCTTTGGTATGTATCCCACCATTCTTGGCTATAGTCTGTAGACTGATAGTCTTTAAAGCATGGTGTGCCTAATGTGTGATGCACTAACTTAGCATCTGAGTTGTATTCGTATTCTGTTTCTAGCCAGTTCCATGTTTCATCTAGCTTACCTACTTGTTCTTCAGGGTATTTAAGCCATTCAAACCTATGTAAGTATTTACCTGTTTGTTCTTGTATAAACTGAGGTGTTAGTCTTTTGTTTAACCAATGTGAGCAGTTCCATAACATAACGCTTGACCAGTTTTTTTTAGGATAGTCTTCGTTCTTTGCACCTAAGTATTTAACTGGATGCTTTGTTGTGTAGTTATGCTTTACAACTTTTATTGCTTCATCTGTATCAAAGTTTGCTAGTATCTCTGCAATATCCGTACGGCAAATCATATCGCCATCAACGAATAGTGCGATACCTTTAAAGTTATTTAGATATGGCACTAGAAAGCGTGAATAGATAAATGCGTTACTACCGTCTGTATGCGTTTCTTTGTAGTCTTTTAAAGTGTTTAGTGCTAATGGTGTAAAACTTACCGGTATAGATGACTTCTCTATAACTGACTGGCAAAAGTTATGATAAGCAATTGGTTCTACCTTGCCATCATATCCTACATATATATCTAGTTTTACCACTTTACTTTGTTTGCCCAAAAAGCGGCACTCATTTTTCCTTTAGCAATGTTCTTAGCGTGTCTTGCTTTAAATGACTTTGCTCTATCTGTATTTGTTTTATCACCACTTACGCCTTTTTGTCCAAAG